AGGTCAAAAAGAACCGCAACCGTAACCATACCCGTCACCGTTACCGTTACCGTAACCGTAACCGCAACCGTAACCATACCCGTCACCGTTACCGTTACCGTAACCGTAACCGTAATCGCAACCGTAACCATACCCGTCACCGTTACCGTTACCGTAACCGTAACCGTCACCGGTTTTAGAGCCGATTATTGGAAACGCTAAGTTTTCAAAATCATACATCCCAATTACCTTCGTTGACGTTCATGAACAGAACAACCGACAGCGGATGCACCGTCAATGGCGGGCATTTGTCTAAGACGGTTTCACTTGTAGGCCCGTCTTCTGCGATTTCGCCTAGCCCCTTTGTTGTCCCCCATATTCTAATAACTGCGGCATTGTTAATGTGGACTTCGTTCTCTTTTTTAGAAACGTCCCCGATAACCACCCATCCTCGTTGCAGTACTACTATTTGTTTTTCGGTAGGCTCGACATTAATACTGTCAGCTCTAACGTACTCTTGGTTATCAATCACCATTGTTTTTGGTTTGTTCATTTTCTCTCTCCTTACATTTTTAATCGTCATTGTGTTCGCTCTATTGCTGGTAAGTAGTGGTCAATGATTTCTGTACGGCATGTGATAAGCACATCAACAGCTTGCTCGTTGACTCGATACATCAAAGTCGGGCTGGTTTGAAACCAACACATCACACCGTCCACATTGAATTGAACCGTAGCTTCTGCAACGGGCGGTGGTTCCGGCTCAGATAATAGCTCTGCTATACAAAGGGAAAAAAGCCATACTGCCGCTACACCAAGGGCAAAAAAACCTACCCACCACTTACTTCCAATTTTCTTGCTCATCTATTTTTTCTTTTTGGTAGTCAATGATTCTATCCTCTGTGCTACTGCCTTTCCCTGTATCGAAAAACAAATCCCCTCTCTTGCATCTTAAAGTTCTTAAAGCCCTCTCTCTTTCCCTCTCCCCCATGTTGTCATAGTGGTAAAGGATTAAGTCCATTGAGCATCGGTCTTGGGCTTCCTGGTCAAGCCATGCGCCACGAATACGCCCTTGTCTGGCACACCCTGTTAGCCCATGCGCAACGAATATGTCTGTAATTTTGTCGTATATCTGCTCTTCCAATTTATTACCCCCTATCGCCTTCCAGTTTAAGCTCAGAGATTAGGTGGTGTTTACAATCAACATCCTCCCGCATCTGAATCAGCCTTCCATTAAGGGCTTCAATCTGTTCTTGAATATCAAAAGCCTCTTGGGTCAGGTGTTCAATCTCAGATTCAAGCGCCTCTATCTGCCTTTCTTTCGCTTCTTTACAGGGAATCATGTCTCACCCCTCAGACTAGGACGGGTTTTGCTTTTCATCGCATTCACCAAAGTATTTGTGTATGTCTTTTATGTCACACCCAATCGCCTCACACACAGTGAAAAACGTGGAACACTTCATGTCTTTCCTGTTCAGCATTGTGTTGTAATTGGATGACTCCATGCCAATCTTTTTGGCGATGTGAGCCTGGGGGATACCCAAGCTCTCATGCAGTCTTCTAATAACTTTACCGAAATGAACTACCACGGGACATCCTCAAAGCTATCAGTTGCCTTTTCTTCTTGCTTGGCCTTTTTTTCCTCGCCAATCGAGAGAGACATAAACTTGTTACCACTCTTGGATTCCTTCAGCCAAGCATTAAGCCAATGCTCTTTCCCATTAATATTAATGGTTCCGTTGTAATCCGAATGGGTTTCTTTCTCTTTGCGGGTGTTCTTAAAAAGCACTCCACGGTTAGTGTTGTCGTATTCCATCTATTCCTCCGAATATCTTTCAACTAAAGTTTCAATTTCATCCACTACTTTTCTCAGAGTCTCGTCAAGGATGGAGATAAAGTCCTCATCCCGCTCAACTCTAACTATTAGGGGCTTCATGTCTGGATGGTATGCCATGAAGTCCCACCACTTCCTACCAGTGATATATAGGCAACCCTGTACCTGCTGGTAGTATTTGGAAGGTAATCTCCCACCCCTCAGATAGGACACCATAGTGCCACCTAAAGGGGATTTAATTTCCAACCCTCCATCCTCACCAATCAAGCCGTCTGGACTTGCGCCAGCCCGGTAATCATCGTGAAGGCAGAAGCCTACTTCCTGAACCTGATTCCCTGTCTCCAGGATATATCTATCCCTAGCGTAGGGTTCCAGCTCAGTGCCACGTTGCATCGCGTCAGTTACCTTTACATAGGTGGATTCACCTGTAATGGCCTCTGCGACTAGCGCATCCACATAGGACTTGGCCTGTGTTGATGGTGTTCCCTTGGTGGTGAGAACCTTTGAGAAGTTAGAGGCAGACGGTACTCCCAGTCTAGCCTCCAGCCACTCATCACTGCCTTGTTCGCAGTCTATTAGTCTCACCGCCCCATTGACCTCTCACCATCATCATCATCGTAGGCCCGTAGTCCACAGATGGACTGTAGACCATACCTTCTTGCGTAGGTAACGGCAGAAGCGCCTTCCTGTGGGCCGGGTTTTGACAGTGATAGGGTGTAGGAGTCTTGAATCCACTCTCCTGAGTCGTGCATTAGAATGGTCGTAACACCCACTCCCCTTTCCGTAGATACGGGGTGTTGGGCGAATGAGAGTCCATTCTTAGAGAGAATGGGAGTAACACAATCAATGATTGATTCAATGTTTGCGTACTTTGATTTGAAGAAAGGATTGTTTTGGTCTTTCTTGACCGCCTCCATTTCACTCTGGGCCTTTCTGAACGCTGGTGCAAAGCTCTTTAATGATTCGCTAGTCTTCATCCTCAACCCTCCATTTGCACGACTTGGGCTTCAATCGCCGCTTCTCTGGCATATTCCTTGGCGTAATCGTCTTGCCACTTTTTCAGCAGTTCCTCTGCTGCCAAATCATCCATTTTGTAGTCGAAGTAGGATTTCATACCCGCCTTCACTGCCGCCAGGAACCTCAGATTCGCTTGCCAATCACCATACATAGCCTTGACGAGGTTAATCTGGGCCGCCTTGGGGTCTTCAATGTGATGGGTAAAAACCTCATCCATCAGGTCTTCGTCTTCCCTAGAAAGGATTACCAGCTCTTCTAAGGGGTCATAGTTCTTCAAATCCGGGTAGCCTGAGCGGTCTAGCGGATATTCGTTAATGTTTTCTCTCACGTAATTTTCAAAATAGCTCATTGGTTTCCTCCTTTGAGACTTCATTATCGGGAATCATATTTTCATTGTCAACAGTTTTGTTTAGGTTTTCAATGCCAAACCCAATAGCTCTGCCCTCAATCGCTGTGAACTGTAGTGAATTGTGGCTATACAGCCCTATGGTGCCTTCCCAATGACCATGCCTCTGCTTGGCTACTATCAATTTCTGGTCAAAAGAATTATCAAAGTACTCCTGCTGCTTCTCGTCCAAATTATCCAGTTGCTTGAGTCGTTCCCTTTTCTTATCAGCCCACACAATGACCAAATTATCGGCTAAGTCCACTAGGGCTGAAGTACCCTTCACATCAAACTTATTCGGGACGTATTCCTCACCTGCCGACTGTGGTTTTCTAACGTGAGAGACTAGGTGAATGTGTGTCCCTAAGTGCTTGGCAGACCAAGCTAAATTGTTAATAAAATCTGCCTCACCCTCTCTGTTTTCCACGCCGATTCCACACTTTGCTAGGCTATCAATGATTATGTGAGACACGCCTAATTCAGACCCGCAGTAGTTGGCAAATCCCAGTACCTTCTCCGTGGGGACTGAATCCAACTGGTCGTAAATGAGAATATTCTCATCTGCAAAATCAGTGAACTTCTCAATAAACTCTTTAGGTGGGTTGGCAGTCTTGCTTCCAGATGCCTGGAGGCACATTCTCCACAGTGTCTCCTCCGGCTTCATCTCTAGGGACGCAATGGCTACCTTCTTCCCCTGAAGCGCCAGTGACAGGGCTACCATTCCGAGAACCATTGACTTCCGGTGACCGTTCATACCACCCCAGATTGTCAGTTCATTAGGTCTTAGGCGAAAATTCTCCTGAACCTTGCCCCACGGCAGCTTATCCCCTGTAACCTTTATGCCGTTAGAGCGTTCAAGTAATTGTTCCCGCCAGTATCCAGCAGTATGTATTTCTTGGGCTTCCGATTCACCCACGATTTTGATGTAATCTTTTAGATTGACGTTAGGGGGTATGTTCATATGATATTCTCCGGCATTTCCAGCTTCTGGTTCTTGTTGTTGTTCCTCTTCCAAGTCCTAACTGCGGCCTTCCAGTCTTTCATTGGCCCTTGTGCCAGCTTCCAGCCTCTAGCTTCGTAGTAATCGCAAAAGTAGTCTCCATCCAAAGAGAACCCTAAACTCTCAGCATATTCCTTCACCTCTAACGGTGTTGGCTTCTTAAATACTTTGGTCTTGGTCTTGGTATTGGTAATGGTATTGGTAGCATTGCCTTCGCTATGCGTTCGCATTGCGTTCGCATTGCCATTGGATTGCCACCGCTTCTTTGCTGACTCTCTGGCCTTCACGGATTTCTCTTGGTACTTGGATATTTCAGCATCGGCGCGAAAATTGTGCCAATGCCCTCCAACGAGTGTGAAAAACTCAGCCAGGACGTACTCAATTGCCTTGATGTCATCCAGCCTAATGCGCTTAGACAAAAACTCAGCATCATCTGGTAACGGTTTTTCGTGCAGATAGTAGTAATCCAGCAAGCGCCGGTAAGTTATATCTTCAATGGGGGATAGGTGGTCTGTGTGCGATTTAAAATCGCCAATGTGGAACGGATAAAAGTTCATATTCACTCCGCTTAAATTGCTCTCCCAAAAATAGAATGCGCCAGCGGGGGAGTGAGAGCCGTCTTCACTGTGGGAGCTACCCACAGCTAGGCGCAAAAGAATAATAACAAAGTTTGTGTTTGGTAACTAGCTGCCTCTACACGTGCTTATCACATGTTACCTCTACACCACCCCAATTGAAGTGATTAGTGGCCCGTTTCGGCATCTCCGGGTGGGCCAAACCCGTCACTAAGGCGGGGAACCTTGCGCCTATAATGCTCTGAGCTTGGCTTTAATCAGTGCCTGTTTGTCTTGCTCTGATAGTCTCTCGCCCTTATCAAGTCTTGCCTGGGCAATAGCAACTATCATGTCGTCAATGGCTTGCTGCTCCCTGCCGTTTTTGTACAATGGGGAATAATTCTCCCCTTCTGGGTAAAGCGCAGACCAGTCCAGCCCGATACTCTCCAGTATACTGAGCGCCCCGCATCCCCCGTGACAGTGAATCAGGACACGGTTGCCGCCCTCAATCTCTGTCACCGACAGACTTGGTGTGCCGTCCTCATGGGCAGGGCATCTGGCAATCCATTTACTACTGCCAGTTTTCCGCACCATTTCCAATCTCTCAAGAATAGCTTGTGCTTTGCTCATTCAATCCCCCAATATGTACCCCTCGGCAGGGTTCTAAGTACCAAAGTATTAGTCTTACCCTTCGGCGTGGCAATAATATGCCTCTCAGAACCCTCTAATCGTATGCAGAAGCGATTTCCGGCATGTGGCCCTACCCTATGCATGTCAAATGCTGTCTCTCCTGAAAACACCTCCTTACAGGTTGGACACCTGCAATGCCTTCCGCCTACTTTTAGCTTGTAATTAGTTGCTGGCATGATTCCTCCCCTTCCCACTCATCCGTCACCCCATCCATGTAGGTGCCCTCAAACATTCCACCCTCATCGTGGTAGTCGGCACTTATTTTAAATCCCAACTCCACAAGGGCATCCCATATCGGCGTTGGCGGCGACCAAGCAGTCCAACACCTGAACTTAAAAGAGCTTCTCTCCTTTTCCTCATATCCCCTGACCCCATCAAGCCAGCTTGCACTGATAACCTCAGGTTCCACAACGTCCCACTTAGTCCCCCATTGTTTACAGTGCCACTCATACCAATCTTCTGACTCCGATAGAGGCATGGGGATAATGGCATCACAAAACCTCCCATCATCCTTTAGGCTCCTGTATAGGTTCTTAACAAGCCCTGTTGGGCCTTCCACTTCTACTGTCTGATAGCAATGATTTGGCATGATTCCTCCCTAAAAATTGAATAAAACCAAAAATGTGAACCCAATAAAAATCAGGCCGCACAATATGGCGCAGATTGCCTCTGATAGTATCTCTTTTTGTTTGTTATTCATGGTGTAATTTCCTCGTAGTTAGTTGCTAGACTACAGGGGAGGTGAGGCTTTGCCCTCTGTATCCTCCCCGCGCTCTTTAATAATTAGGCTGCTTCCTCTCTCAGTCTGGGCGTTGAATTTCATAGCCTTTTGTTTCTATGAAATCTATTGCTTCTTGCTCGCAGTAATCAGCTTCGGCGGGACTCCACCCGCTTTCGGCATCGCCGTGAGTATCTATCCAGCCTAGTGATTCAGCGAACTCAATAGTTTCGCCAAATCCTTCTAGCTTGATTTTCTTCTTCATTTGCTTTGCTCCCATATTTAAGATTAGTTAGCTTCTACCCCCAAAGCCCGCAATTAAGCAGGCAATGGGGCGTTAGTATGTTGATGCTTAGGCAGCTAGAGCCTGGGCTTGTTGTAGCCCTTCAAGATATGTAACGGCTTTCTGGGCATGCTTTGCGGCTTCTCTAATCAAGCCTTTGTCATTCTTTAAGGCTTTGAGCCAGCCGTTAAGGTATTTGGCATGGTCTGCTCTAGGTTCGACATCTAATCCCAAGCTGGAGCATAAAAACGCGCTACCTAATTCGGCCACTAATTCTTCAAAGCTATAATCAGTGTCGCCAAATCGCTTACCTGACTTCCTGTCTAGTCTATGTTTTGCGCCAGTCCAATGCGTTAGCTCATGTAACAGCGTGCCGTAGTAATGCTCTGATGCAGTACCGTCTAGGTTATCAGAGAAATTCTGCGCGCTGGGCATTGAGACTATATCCAAGCTCGGTATGTAGCACGGCGGCTTTGAATTGTCCGTGGTGATGTTTGCGCCAGTGTTTGAGATAAAAGCATCTATTGCGGCATGGTTACAGAATACAGAACTCTCAGGCTTAGTCAGTTGTGCCTGGATATGCTCAGGCAAATTATCTACCTGATTAGCAGAAAAGACTGTATAGCCCTTTAGATAGGCTTTTGTCTCTTTGTCACCGTTTGAAGCTTCTTTTTCAAACGTGCCGTATTTAATAACTTTGAATCCCTTGGAACCCTTACGCACCTGAGCGCCTAAGTCTTGCCATTGCTTATATGTGGCAAACAAGTGACAGTCTGCTAGTAGGGATAGAAGCAGCCTGTTGATGCCCTGATACGGATTATTAGAGATGACGTTACGAGGAACACCACCTATTGTAGAGAATGGCCTAAGCCAGTCACTACCAGCAGTCTCCATCTGTTCTATGATTCTATCAGTTATTTCTTGGTCAATTGATTTTTTCACGTTACACCCTTTTAGATAAATACTGTTTATTTATACAGTGCTTTATAATCACACTGTATTTGTATTATCGTCCAGAATAATAAATAGTCAAGAAAATTTTTATTTTTTTTTACCGACCTATTGCTTATAGATGTGCAAGGATTGAATGGGTATTGAATGGGCTAATGATGGGCCGATGATGGGCTACTGGTTAGGGCTATTGGCGGCCACACAACCCCACCGATCGTGACTGGGAAAC